ATGGTTAAACAATTGAAATTCTCTGAAGATGCACGTCAAGCAATGTTACGTGGTGTAGACCAATTAGCAAATGCAGTTAAAGTAACGATTGGTCCTAAAGGACGTAATGTTGTATTAGATAAAGAGTTTACAGCACCTTTAATTACGAACGATGGTGTAACGATTGCTAAAGAAATCGAATTAGAAGATCCATATGAAAATATGGGGGCTAAACTAGTTCAAGAAGTTGCAAATAAGACAAATGAAATTGCTGGTGACGGTACGACAACTGCAACAGTATTAGCTCAAGCAATGATTCAAGAAGGCTTGAAAAATGTTACAAGTGGTGCGAACCCAGTTGGTTTACGACAAGGTATCGACAAAGCAGTTAAAGTTGCTGTTGAAGCGTTACATGAAAATTCTCAAAAAGTTGAAAATAAAAATGAAATAGCGCAAGTAGGTGCGATTTCAGCAGCAGATGAAGAAATTGGACGCTATATTTCAGAAGCTATGGAAAAAGTAGGTAACGATGGTGTCATTACAATTGAAGAGTCAAATGGCTTGAATACAGAACTTGAAGTGGTTGAAGGTATGCAATTTGATCGTGGTTATCAATCACCGTATATGGTTACTGATTCAGATAAAATGGTTGCTGAATTAGAACGCCCATATATTTTAGTGACAGATAAGAAAATCTCATCATTCCAAGATATCTTACCTTTATTAGAACAAGTGGTTCAATCTAATCGTCCAATCTTAATTGTAGCTGATGAAGTTGAAGGCGATGCATTAACAAATATCGTGCTAAACCGTATGCGTGGCACATTTACTGCTGTTGCAGTAAAAGCACCTGGTTTTGGTGATCGTCGTAAAGCAATGTTAGAAGATTTAGCTATTTTAACTGGTGCGCAAGTGATTACTGATGATTTAGGCTTAGATTTAAAAGATGCATCAATTGATATGTTAGGTACTGCAAGTAAAGTAGAAGTAACTAAAGATAATACCACTGTTGTTGATGGTGACGGTGACGAAAACAGCATTGATGCACGTGTAAGCCAATTGAAATCTCAAATTGAAGAAACTGAATCTGACTTTGATCGTGAAAAATTACAAGAGCGCTTAGCTAAATTAGCAGGTGGTGTTGCAGTTATTAAAGTAGGTGCAGCAAGTGAAACAGAGCTTAAAGAACGTAAATTACGTATTGAAGATGCATTAAACTCTACACGTGCAGCAGTAGAAGAAGGTATTGTTGCAGGTGGTGGTACTGCATTAGTAAATGTTTACCAAAAAGTAAGTGAAATAGAAGCAGAAGGTGACATTGAAACAGGTGTGAATATTGTACTTAAAGCTTTAACTGCACCAGTTCGCCAAATTGCTGAAAATGCAGGGTTAGAAGGATCTGTCATCGTTGAACGCTTGAAAAATGCAGAACCAGGTGTTGGTTTTAACGCTGCTACAAACGAGTGGGTTAATATGTTAGAAGCAGGTATCGTTGATCCAACTAAAGTAACACGCTCAGCATTACAACATGCAGCAAGTGTTGCGGCAATGTTCTTAACGACTGAAGCGGTTGTAGCATCAATTCCAGAAAAAAATAATGACCAACCTAACATGGGTGGCATGCCAGGAATGATGTAAAATGACTGTTAAACGCTGATTTTATAAAGTTTGTAATATTGGGTGGTCATAATTTGGTCATAGAAATTTTAAAATAAATCTTTTGAGACGTTTTCCATGAGTTTACTAAACTTTTGGGAAGCGTCTTTTTTGTATGAGTTCGTAATCTTAGCGTAGATGTTCATAGTGGTATTTATATCTTTATGGCGCAAGCGTTCTTGTATTTCCTTAATATGCACACCAACCTCTATAAGTAACGCACAATGAGTATGACGAAATGAATGAGTGCTTATTTGTTTATTAGTTATGTCAGTCTTTTTAAGTATAGCTTTTATCCATAATTGTAGTTTTTTAATTACAAGAGGGTAGCCGTTAACATCAGTAAAAACGAAATTATTATCTACATACAATTTGTTTTTCCATGTGTCCTGCACGTCGGTTTTATAATTTTTAAGTAATTTAATCACATGAGGATCCACTGAAATTTTTCCGATTGAGCTTTCAGTTTTTGGTGTAAGTATTTGATATTGCTTTTTATTGTTATTTGGATTGTAATAAGTCTTTGTAATATTGATAGTGTTATTCTCAAAGTCTATATCAGACCACTTCAATGCCAATAATTCACCTGCACGCATGCCTGTATATGCTAATGTACAAAACACCTCAAAGCTGTTTTGGGGTGAATGGTGATTTTTAGCAACCTCCAGGAATTGAAATAATTCATCTTTTTCAAGAAACTTTTTATGTATCTCAGTATCTTCTAATTCTTCCACACTAACTTTCTTTTTAGGTCGTTTAATACCCTCGCTAGGCAGTATTCTTATTAATTTCATATCATATGCGTACTTAAATATCATATTCGTAGAGGCTATAATGCTATCAATATAATTCTTGCTATACTGTGCGCTTATATCATTTACAAAGCGTTGATAATCATGTTTATTGATAGTTTGTATTGGTTTATTGTTAAAGCGTTCTATGGCGTGGTGTATGGCTTTCTCGCGTGCTCTGACACTACTTACTTTTACCTCGTTAGCATATTGTTTAAGCCAATCGTTAGCAACCTGTTTAAATGTAGATGTGGACGGTGCGATATAATCACCGGTTCTTAATTGACGTTCTACCATTTCAGCGTGGTGTTTAGCGTCTGATTTGCGTTTAAAACCTGAGTTTGAAATATATTTATATTTGCCCGTTTTTGCGTCTTTTCCTAGTGATATACGATAACGCCATGTACTTCCGCGTTTTTCATATGATGCCATTTTGTCACCTCAGTTAATTGATATTATACCAATCTATGGTGTTTTTTATTCTATTTTGTTTATCAGTAGCCAAAACAAAAAAGTCATCTTTATCCTTTATTTTAGGATATTTGCTTTCTAGATAAACTTCTATTAGTCTTTGGATGGTTTTTAAATCTTCTTTATCTAAAATGTTGTAAAAGTACATTGATTTAGTGTTTAATTTACTATCTTCAATTGTTGCAAAATTAGTTATAAAATCTCTTCCATAAAATACTTCGAAATTATTTTGAGAAAGTAACCATTTTAAATCAAAATAAGGATAATCTGTTTTTTTATAATTCATTGAGTTGGAAACCAAAGCTATTTTGTTTTCGTAAATTTCTTTGTTATCACCAAAACTTTTATTCAAAAATTCTTTTTCTTTTCGTTCCATAAACATAATAAAGTCATCTATTATTGTGTTTTTGTTTTCTTCATCTAAATTACTATCTTCACTTGTAGCGAAAGAAGATATTATTTCTTCTATTTGGGGATATAAAAAATCATCAGAATTTTCAATACCATCATATTTTTCCTTTATCTTCATAATTATTCCATAAGCTAAGTTGAATATTATCTCAACAGTTGGATATGAACGATCATTTTTTTCGAGCTTACTAATGTAAGTAGTAGATACACCTGACAATTTAGCTAATTTATTAATTGACAAGTTTTCTTTTGTTCTATATTTTTTTAACATTTCGCTGAATTTCAAATTATCACCTCATTTAATAGTAGTATACTCTTTTTTTGGTTGTACATACAATCAAAAAAGTATTTGTTGACAGTGCAACCTGAAAAGTTGTATGATTGTTTTGTACACAAAATATATAATTGTACATACAAACAAAGAGGAGGTGACTTAATTGAAAAATAATTTAAGCATGTTGATGGGGAAAGAAAGAATTAATGCGTCGAAATTAAGCAAAGAAACTGGAATTTCAAGAACAACAATTTATGGTTTATATCATGAAAAAACTGAAAGTCCAGACACGAAAACAGTACTAACGTTATGTGACTACTTTGGAATAACTCTTAATGAGTTTTTTGGTATTGAAAAAAAGGAGGTATAACAAATGTTCAATATTAATATTGATGAAAACGAAGCTCGTGAGATACTCGAACAAGCTATAAATGCACGTGTGGAAGAATTAGCGAAAGAGAAATATTTCATGACTTACAAAGAATTGTCTAACTATCTGAATTTAAGTAAACCAACGATTGAAGAATTACTAATTAATAATGGTATGAAGTATTACATGGTTGGATCTACATACAGATTCAAAAAGTCAGATGTAGATGCATTCATGGAACAGCTTACTGCTCATATGAATATCCAGAATAACGACTTTAAACAAGTCAATATCAAAAAGTTATTGGAGGCAAGTCAATGAAAATATACTTAACTTATATCTGCTTAGTTTCATTGTTAACAATACTATTACTAGCAATATCTAACATGTATGTTGCTTTTAGCGTTTATGCATGGCTAATAACTTTAGGATGTAATTTAACAGGAGGATTAGAAAATGAATAATGAACAAAAAGAAGTAATAGAACACGTGGTTTATCAACTTGAGTTAAGTATCATGAATAATTTTGAAAGTTATGAACACACGGAATATGTTGATGGTATTGAAGTGGTTTCAGAGATCAGTCCTGAAAAGCACTTAGAATTGATAATGAAATGGTGCGCACAAGAATTAAAGAATAATTTTCAATTAGAAAAAGGAGAATAAATATGAATTGGGAAATTAAAGATTTGATGTGTGATATTGAAGTGATAAAAGAAAAAATCAATGATGTAGCTATCAAACATGGTTGGTTTGTTGAAGATAAATTTGTCAAAAATGAATTAGAAACAAAACAGGAACATATTAATTTTTCTGCTAGCTATTTAGAACATCGTATACAAAATGAACATACAGTTGAGTTATTACAGGTGTACTTAAAAGAATTCGGTGAACTTATACAAAAGTTTCATGAAATAGAAAAAGCATCATCTGAGAACTTTGGCGAGGAATCAGATGACGCAAAGAAATTAAAAATTACAGAGTAATTAATAAAAAATAACTATTTTTATTATAACATCTTTGCTCTGTTGTTTCATTAAGAGGTGCAAAAAATGAATGAAATTAAATTAGAATATGACACACATGTTTCAGTGGTACATTATGAAAGTTTAGACTCACGTTCATTTAAGAGCTTTTCAAAACCTAAATGGAGTAAGTTAATTAATAAACTGTCTGTGCCTATAGAAGCAAATTATAAGTATGCGCGTGGTGTTGCTGTTTACGGTGATATTAAAAACGGTGCAAATGATCATGGTGAAATTATCAAAAAGCATCGCAATGACGTTAATGTCGTATACAGAGATGTGATTGTACTTGATTACGATGAAATAAATGATTTAAAGCAATTACATGGAGCAATCAGCTCAGCTTTAAGCAATGTTGCATGGTTTTGGCACACAAGTTACTCGCACAGAACTGAACAAGCTAGAATACGCCTGTATATCCCTCTAAATGAGCGAATAAGTGCAGATGATTATCGTAAATATTCAAAGGTATTAGCAAACAAAATTGGTCATAAAGTTGATGAAGGTTCATATCAGCCAAGTAGATGTTTTGCATTACCAGTTATTCAAAAAGGGCACATATTTATTAAGCGAGTGAATGACTGTCCAATTATCGATGTTGATATGCTCGAACAGTGGTCGAAGGAACTTGAACAATCAAATGCTAGTCCTAATGTTATAGGGTACACGCGACGTGATAGTGCGTATTGGCGAGATATAGCTTTTGGTGTAAGTGAGGGAGAGCGCAATTCAACATTGGCTTCAATTACAGGTTATCTTTTGCGTAGGTATGTAGATCCAAACTTAGTTTATGGGTTAGTGAGTGCGTGGGCAAGTGTATGCAAACCACCTATTAATCAAAGTGAAGTAAACAATACTTTTAAAAGTATTTTGAAAAAAGATAGTAAAAGCAGTTAGAAATGGAGGTTTTTGTTTGGAAAATGTAACAAATGATGAAGTGTTTGAAATGATTGATAGTAGAACCGGTGTTTTAAATGCTAATGATTGGAAAAGTCAATTAAGGCGTTCTGCCACTACACAAGCATTGAAAAAAACGACTACAAATGCTGAAATCATATTGTGTAATGATGAGAGTTTAAAAGGGCTAGTACAATATGACGCTTTTGAAAAAGTAACCAAGCTGAAACGTCTACCGTATTGGAGGTCAAAAGGGGATGCGAATTATTATTGGGCTGATATAGATACCACACATGTGATTTCACATATTGATAAATTGTATAATGTGCAGTTTAGCCGCGATCTTATTGATACTGTAATTGAAAAGGAAGCATATCAAAATAGATTCCACCCTATTAAATCGATGATTGAATCTAAATCATGGGATGGAATCAAAAGAATTGAAACGCTCTTCATTGATTATTTAGGTGCTGAAGATAATCACTACAATCGAGAAGTTACAAAGAAATGGATGATGGGTGCAGTTGCTAGAATCTATCAGCCAGGTATTAAATATGATTCCATGATTATTTTATATGGTGGTCAAGGTGTTGGGAAATCTACGGCAGTGAGTAAATTGGGAGGTCATTGGTATAACCAAAGTATTAAAACGTTTAAAGGTGATGAGGTCTATAAGAAATTGCAGGGTTCTTGGATATGTGAAATTGAAGAACTGTCGGCATTTCAAAAGTCTACTATTGAAGATATTAAGGGTTTTATAAGTGCCATTGTAGATATTTATAGAGCTTCGTATGGTAAACGCACAGAGCGTCATCCTAGACAGTGTGTGTTTGTAGGGACAACCAATAACTATGAGTTTTTAAAAGACCAAACAGGCAATCGTCGTTTTTTCCCTATTACGACAGATAAAAATAAAGTAACTAAAAGCCCATTTGACGATCTAACACCAGTTGTTGTGCAACAAATGTTTGCCGAAGCTAAAGTATATTTTGATGAGAATCCGACAGATAAAGCATTGTTGCTAGATAAAGAAGCGAGTGAAATGGCTTTAAAAGTCCAAGAAGCTCATTCTGAAAAAGATGCTTTAGTTGGAGAAATAGAAGAATTTCTTGAACGTCCTATTCCGTCAGACTATTGGTATAGAACGTTAGAAGAAAAAAGAGTGTCTGCGCATGATGTTATAGACCAAGACTATATTAAATTATATGGTGATGGTAAATTGATTGAATTACCGAATGCAAAACCAGGTGCTTATGTATGGCGTGACAAGGTATGTAGCATGGAAATTTGGAAAGTGATGATGAAACGAGATGACCAACCACAACAACACCATTTAAGAAAAATTGATAAAGCGTTAAGAAATACAAGTTATTGTGGGCAAAGTAAGTCGCGTCATAGATTTGGTGAAGGTATTGGTAGACAATATGGTTTTGGTATTAATTTAATATCCTATTATCAAGGTTTAAAAAGCAAAGAACAAAAATAACGGGACAACGGGACGATTATCGGACAATGGTAGGACACCTTCAATCTCTTGTGGCAGTAAGCATTATGTTATGTTTGTCCCTGTGTCCCGCAACTTTTACCCTAAACTTTTAAAATAATATATACACATTAAAAAATATATAAGTGTAGGCATAAAACAGTGGGACAATGGGACAGATAACTTTAATCCATTGGGAGAGTGGTGTTTGAGCATTGTCCTGATAATGTCCTGAAACATATTGAAAATAGCGAAATGGGACACCTATCAAAAATTAGGAGGAAGAAAATGAATAAAAATCAATTAAAGTCAGAAATTTTAGAATATATAAAGGCGCATGCTGGTACATCATTTGTAGAAATAGAACGTGTATTTGAAGAAAATAACTTTGATTATAAAGGTGACGGCGCATATACAAGTGGTCAACATCCCAATGTTGTGTTTTGGATTGGGTGGAATCAAGAAGCGTTTGATGTTATCGCTGAACTTAAAAAAGACAGACGTATTGAGATGGATATTTGTGAGCCAATTGTTTATATGGTTGATGGTAAAGGTTTGGATTTGCCTATTGTAAGTTCGAAAAACATTAAAACAGATCATTGGCTACCTGTCACGTTTACTATTAGTAAGAAAGAAACGGAGTGTGTCTAATATGAATGACAAAGAGAAAATTTATAATCAACTTCATCATGATGCACCAATTCAAATTATACCAGCACCCGAAAATTTATTTGTCGAATATATAGAAGCTGATGAAGTATGGTATTCACCAGTTGTATGTATGGCTTTAAGTAAAGCGCATAATATTAATTTTTATGACAGTGATGATGTGGGGTGCATTGATAAAGCAGCCACATGTAGCATTAAAAAATTTAATCCTGAGACAGGTGAGTTTGAACAATTCAGCAAAATGGCTCAAAAGGAGATAACGCAATGAACATAGAAACTGTAGTAAATGAATTTGAAACACGAGCAGGCACGTTATTAAGGTATTACACAGGTTTATTAGAAAGTAGTAGAGAAACGCATTTCGCTTTCAAAATATATAATGATCCATTTGATATGGTATACGTGATGATGAAAGGTAAATTATACGGACATGTATATATTAAAGATTGTAAAGTAAGGCAATCGTTTGAATTAGCGTCACCTAAGCACACTGAGGGGCTTATAAGAAGCATAGAGGGGCATTATGTAGGTTATGAATTACATGACGGTAAACAGCTTTCTATTAGTGATATGATGGCTAGTCATTTGTTTGAAGATGAATATTTTATGTATGGATTACAAACATATGCAGAATCAAATAATAGTGATGTGTTTGAGTACCTAGAAAATGGATTTGATACTGATACACTTGAGGGCATTCAATCGAGTAATACTGATGTGATAGCGAATATTGAAATGTTGTATCAGATAGCTACGGGAATCAATGAACCAGCACCAGAGTTAGTTGAGGGATTAAAATTAGTAACTGAGTTTGTACAAGATGAGAAGGCTACACAAGAGGATTACAAGGCTTTAGAACGTAAGTTAACTGAGTTGAAGTCATCTTATTACAGTTTGAATAAGTAATTAAATATGGAGTCACACGTGGTGTGTGGCTCCTAATGTAAAAGTATAAGGTATAGAAGTTTTAAAATGTAAAGGTTGCAACAATAGTGAGTTAATAGATAGGTGTGCGAAATTAAAAAAAGTGTGAAATGTTGATATTGAGCTGTTTTATGGCTTTGAAAATAATAAGGTTATATAAAGGTGTTAGCTTTTAAAATCGGAAGGTATACAGTCTTTGAGAATTGAAAAAATGGCAAGATTTGTGCAAGGTGTGAGAACTTTGTTAACGCTAATACAAGCTAAAGTTTGTGTTTTTGGCATAGGCCTAAAAGTTAAGTTTGTTCGCTGTTTGTTCGTGTTATTTTACCGAACTTAAGTTCTATATTAGGTTAATGTGAAAAGCCTAACGTTAAGTTTATAACATGATTTTATAAGTGTTATATATGATAAGCTAAACAATTGATAAAACGCGCTATAAAGCGAACGTAAGTTTGTTTTAGACCTGTAAAAATGGTATAATTTAGGTATGAAATAATTAAAAGAAAGAGGTGTAGAAATGCAAAGTATCGCAGAAAAAGAGACGTATCATCTACCCACCGAACACCTGCAAGTTTTCAATGTGATAAAAAATACGTCCAATAAGTATATTACTAAAACTAAAATCTTAAATCAATTGGGATATGAATATAATTCAAGCAATGAACGATGGTTACGAAGAGTAATCAATTCATTAGTATATGATTATGGCTATCCTATCGGATGCAGTTATAAACCTAGTGAACGTGGTTATTACATCATTACGACAGAACAAGAAAAGCAACAAGCGATGAGAAGTATTAAGAAATTAGCTGATGGCAGTATGAAACGCTATGAAGCTTTGAAACGAATTGAAGTGTAAAACAAAAACTAAAGAAAGAGGTACTTATAAATGACAACTACAACAATCACGGGTGATACGTGGGATGTATATTTTAATGATAGACGTTATAGAAATTTGTTAGGAGATTTTGAAGATCTAATAACAGAAACGAAATCATTAATTAGACAAGGCTATAAAATGGATGTTATTAAAAATAAAATGGATAATAAGGCTTTGAGCCTACAATCTAAATTCAAAGAATTAGGACAAATATTATTAGATGAACATGAAGAAAAAATAGTAGAAATCCAACAAAAAGAGAAAGAATCTTCATATGAGAATCCACAAGTTGAAATGTTGAAACGTCAAGACATAGAGGCGAAAGTAAATTTAATTGATGCAGAAGAACTATTTAATCTTGTTTATAATGCCAATCCTAAAACCACTAATGTATATGAACTTAATATCTATAAAAAAGCGATAGAAAGTCGTCTTACTGAAGATGAAAATGTAAGGTTAAAACCTTACTTTGATGTATTGGTAGAAAAGGTAATTTATCCATATCGAAATAATGAAGAATATCAAAAATTAGAGTATAACTATAATGTTTTAAGACAGTTTGGATTACAAAATAACGGGCAACCAGTTATCAAAGATAATGATGGCGATATAGAAATTATTAACATTCAAAGTAAGTATAACGAAGTGTTCCGTAACGCTTAAATCAAAAATAGCCTATCCAATTTGGGTAGGCTCTCTTTATAGGAGTGAACGTATGAAACTGCTTAAAACGAAGAATTGTTTATATTATCGTAATGGCGACAATAAACTATCTGAGTATCAACTATTAACGCAATTTAACCCAGCATTTATTAATAAAAAAATTAAGATGTGTGAATTCCAAATTGAAAGTATGTACCATATGAGTGCGTCGACCACAACATGTGATGAAATAATGGGGGTCGTCTCTGTCTCATATCCAATTGAAAAACTAGTTATCAAAATTATTGAAACAAAAGCAGGATTACAAAACTATAAAAATCGATCTATAAGTAATATGGTGTTGTTGAAAACGGTACTAAATCATTATACAGAAAAAGAGCAGAAGCAAGTTGTAAAATATATGCGTTCAAATGGACGATATAAGCCATACAGCGTCATTGAACGCTTACAGGTTGATTTGTATCAAGCAAGTATTAAACAACGTTCAGAACGTCAAAAACAAAGAAATACAGCAATTGAAAATAGCAAGATTGCACGAGTAAATGCTTATCATCAATCTTCACATGTAAAAGTGGTGTAACAATGGATAAAAAGCAAATAAAAGGCTTCGTGTGTGATTATCATAAGCGAACTAGAAGTGATGTATTAATAGATGATGATATAAATACTGATGAATTCTTTTCAATAGGTGATGAAAATTCTAATGAATGGATGACAGACGATAATGTTGATGATCATATTATAAAGAATCACTTAGAAATGATTGTTGACCGAGTAGCTAATGATAAAGAGTTTTATATTTTCGATTCTTTAATACAAGGACGTAGTTTTAAAGATATTAGCAATGTCTTAGAGTGTTCAGAACAATCTGTAAGATTATGGTATGAAACCTTATTAGATAAAATTGTGGAGGTGATAGAATGAGTGAGTTAACGGCAAAACAAGCGCGTTTTGTGAATGAGTATATAAGAACACTTAATGTAACACAAAGTGCCATAAAAGCAGGCTATAGCGCAAATAGTGCACATGTGACAGGATGTAGGTTATTAAAGAAGCCACACATCAAGCAATATATACAAGAACAAAAAGATAAGGTTATAGATGAGAATGTATTAACCGCAAAAGAGTTACTACATGTGCTTACGAATGCGGCAGTCGGTGATGAAACAGAAACGAAAGAAGTTGTGGTCAAACGTGGAGAATATAAAGAGAATCCACAAAGTGGCAAAGTACAGCTAGTCTATAATGAACATGTTGAACTGATAGAGGTGCCAATTAAGCCTAGTGATCGTTTAAAAGCTCGTGATATGTTGGGGAAATACCATAAGTTATTTACAGATAAGCATGATATTAACGGGAATGTGCCTATATTCATTAACATTGGTGAATGGGACGGAGACGATGAGGAATTAGATAAGGCAGTGCAAGATGTGTCTAATGCCAATCCTAATCACCCTGTGATTGTGGATGATATTCCGTTAGAGGATTGAAGAAAATGAAGTTATGCTAATTATAAATTAATGCTAATTAGTTTGATACCACAGCTTATTCACTGAGAAAGTAGACTTAAATGCAACTACACCTGTATTTATTGATAGTATTGGTGAAGATGAAGAAAAAGAATGAGAATGAGAGAGATTTAGAGAAGCTGAGTAAGAAATATCCGACTGCAGATTTCCATATTGATTATATAGGGAGATTTGAGGAGTAATGATTAAATAATTAGTACTAGGTACTAAAATATAGTATAATGATATTGTGTAGTTGCAACTAATATCATTCCCCGATATTAGTTGCTTTTTTCATATATAATCTTTTTATTTTGTGAATTTAAATATATAATGTATAAAACTACACATGAAAGAGGTCAAGGGGAATGACAGAAAAAAAGAAAAAGTTAGTTACTTTTAATATTTTTAGACCTACATTATTAGAATATAGTGGTATAAATAGAAAGAATCAAGAAAGATTTGATTTTAATATTTTATTAGAATATATAAAAGATCAATCTAAAAACTTTTCTATTTTATATAAAAACGAAGAATTGGCGATATATAGTATAGTTAAAGAAAATTTGGATGAGGGTTTATTTCATATACGTATAGTTAAATACAGAAAATATGATGTTCCTAATGCTTATACTAGACTAGATGCTACAAATATAAATATTAATGATGGAGAAAATGATTTCTTATTGCCTGATCACAATGAGGAAGAAATACCTTTATCAGACAATACGTCAATTGGTGAATCAATTAGTATATTATATGATTCGATAACAAATACTTTTGTCATCCAATCAAACTTACATTGTACAACAACTAGAGGAATAATTACATTATTTGATAGTATACATAGTAAAATGTTAAGTGAAAATTTGGAGAATAAAGAAGAGAATATAGAAAAAGGAACCGAATATCAATTTCATCTAGCAATAATCCCACCTAAGAAAGTATTTGAAAAAGTTAATGATTTTGACTATATTACAGAAGTTGAATTTGTATACGAAGATAATGATATGCAAGACGATGTAGCAGACATATTAGGAGTAAACAATGACGTTAAAGCCGGAAAGATACAAGCAAGATATCACATAGATACTTCTAAAGATAAAAAGAAATCATTAAACAAGTCATACATTGATAAAATTCTGAAATTATTTAAAAATGATAAAACGAAATTTAAAAAATTGGATTTAAAAGGAAGAAATAACGAAGAAAGTAACATTGATTTAGTTGAACTGATAAACGCTAGATTATATTTTCAACATTCATTTACCTATACTGTTGAAAAGCCATATTTAGATCATGAATCGGTATATTATGAAATGGAAATGAAATATTTAGGTAAAGAGGGAAAAGGAGATTATAGAAGCAAAGCTAATTATTGAGGAGGATACTTTATGAAGCTGATTAAAAGCCAATTTAATATTATTACTATAATAATCAGTGCTGTGTTGACCTTAATAATTTGTCATTATAAATTTTTAATTAATTTAGAAGATATAAAAAATGCACTGTCATCAATTATTACACTTGCATCAGTGAACTTTGCTTTGTATGGAGTAACATTAAGTATAATTGCTGGAATTCATGAACGTGCAATTATAAAAAAATTATTACGTAACGGTTCTAAATCTAAAAAAGAACTAGAAGATAATGACAGTAAAGTTTTTTATTCTACATTGTTTTCGATTATATTCATTATTGTATTTCAAATGTTATATACGACGATTACTAGTAATATTTTTTCATTAACTATTTTTATCTTCTTATCTATCAACTCTATTATTTTAACAATTTATTATACACAAAATTATTTTAAACAAATATCAAAAGCGCTATTTGATCATTCAAAATTTAATGAATAA